CCTTTCTGAGCTTCACTCATTTTCTTTATAGTTTCTTCAGATAGTTTTTTACCTTTCTGAGCTTCACTCATTTTCTTTATAGTTTCTTCAGATAGTTTTCTACCTTTATAGCGACCCTTAACCTGAATTTGCTGTTTTTCAATACCATCAAAATGATCTTTTATTTCTTGGTTAAAGCATGAGCTATCCGAATGTCTCAAGAATGTTAAAGAATCAAGGCTGTATTTATCGTACTTGATCCAACCTAATCTTGACATTTTCACAAGATTCTGTCTTGCCATTTCACGAGAATTATTAAATAATTTACCTAACTCAAGGAGAGTAGGCAGTTCCATGCAAATACCCAAGTATGTAAACATATAGTTATACTGTATATTCAGTTTTGATATTGTATTCATTTTAAGCCTCCATAAATTTATCTATGGACACTCTACACCTCTTCCTCTTCAGTGTCAACAACTTTTTCTTCTATTTCCGGTCTCTCTAGTGCCTCAAATCTAGTCATAGCGACCTCGGCTTCCTCGTCAAGTCTGGCCTTTTCGATGTCCCAATCTAGGCCCATAAACTCAACCTTAGTTTGTTTGCTTAACCAATCGACATTTTTGAGTGCGTCCATCTTGTCTTCTTTATCGTCAGGGGTGGTGCGGTTATACGTGATTGTCAGATTGCCTATTTCTGACAGGCTCTTTAAGTTAATCAAGAAGTCAAGTAAACGCTTTCTCTTGTCAGCACCGGCTCTAAATTTCTTCTCTACCTTGTTTGACTCCGAGTCCATATCGAACAGACGGATTCTAAGAGCCTTAGCACTGGCTTCACCGCTTGCTGAGTTGGCGTTGTACCAATCTATAACATGTGAGTGCTTGTGAATCTCATTTATTAGCAGCTCAGAGACGTACTTTCTAAACTCTGGGGATGCGTCCTTTGTTATATACTCGGCTCTTTGGTCTGCCTGCATGTCTTGCAATACTTTCCATTCGTCCATGTGTGCAAGCTCGGCGTCATCAACGCTTTTACCTAGAACTAGAATTGCATCAACTAGCCGTTCAACCTCGTTGGCGTTTCCTGTTAAGATAAAATCAAGCGCATCTATATAGGGTAGAATTACATGGAAGGGGCTTTGATTGTTCACTATGCTTGAGTTATAAACTACCACCGGGCACTCTGTAAACATTAAAGGTTTGACGTCCTGACCGTCGACCATTCTAGGCTTGATCTTTCCAGTTTTCATTGTGAAATATTGCCATTCGTCAGCGTAGATAACGTCTATAATATGGTCGTAATCCTCAGACGGTGACTCTATTACCCTGATACCACAGAACAGATCAGATTCAACCTTATTGTCATATATGAGAATCCATTCAAGCGGTGAGAATGAGCTGAACTTAATATCAGTGCTTTCTACATCTCCGGTAGTGTAGACAAGCTCAATACCACGATTAAAACATAGTGAGTTAATGCCGGTCATCATGTCCTTTACTTCGACATTATTATCCCGTAAAACCTCATTAAAAGCCTCTGAGTATTTATCGTCGGAATCCTCAACTCCCTGGTACTGGACATTGGAATACATATAGCCAGCCATTGTGTCAACAACGGTTGAGTAGTAAGCTGTGGGAACGTAATTATTAGGAGTCTTCCCCCTCCACTGTCTATCACCTACACGTCGCATAAGCTCATAATTATCGCCAGCATAGTACGATTGATACTTCTTTAAAAGGTGATGCGTGCCGCTTTTAAGGTAGCCTGTGATCATATCCTCAAGGCTAGTGCTGTCGAGCTTATCTTCTGAATCCCATACTATTTTGGTTAATTCCATTATTGCCGCCGTATTTTATCACTGAAAGTTTTGATTTTTCAAGCCCTTCAAGGCTGTATCTAAGAGCATCTATTATGTGGTTGTTCTTGTCCTCTGGTACTGTGAATATTTCGTCAGTCTTTGGATCTGTTTTCCATTTATAAAGCTGGAACTCTTCTATCGTACGCTTACAAGATGGATGGATTATAACCTTATTAAAACTCCTGATTAACTCAATTCCATCCTCAATTGATCCCTTGCCCTTCTTGGCTCCCCGTATGTTATACCCTCGATTCCTCAAGTAGCTTATAGTCTCAGGCCGCGCTGAATCAGCAATTACAACAGCCTGCTTTATTACAGGTATCTCATCCATGAGGTCAGGCATTTTGTCAATTTCCGTATGTAGTCCCCAAGCATCGTACCGTATATATAGAGTGTTACCAATAACATAACTGGCAATGCAAGCATTAGGATCAATACTAAAGCCAAAGTCAAGGCCGATGTTCCATTCAACCCGTTCAGGTACTTCAACATCATCTATCTCCCATTTCTTGTAAAAGATTTGAGCCTCAGAATGGACAACACACTGACCTTCCCATATATGCAGATACTTATCATAGTCGTTCCCGTGGTCTTGGTCCATCAAAGACCTTAGCTCATCAGTAAACCACTTATTGTCAGTCCAGTTAGCAAGACATTTGACAGTATCAGGCCGGTCTTTTAGTACAAAGTCTTCGTATACTGGGTCTGTGCTGTTAGTAGGGTTAAGCGTAAAGATTATCTTTGAGCCTACTTCCCGTATGGTTGGCATTAAAATGTCAAGGGATGTTCTGCTAATATATTGAGCCTCTTCAACCCAACAAATCGTTATCTTGTTTAGAGACTTGACGCTTCCCATTGACTCTTTTTTAAGCCCTTTGAACAGAAACTCAGTCCCGTTGTCGTGTCTGATATATTTGTCGGTTATAGTGTATCCCGGAATCTCGTACAGCTCAATGATGTCTTTCAGGAGGCTATGTACAGAATCAGCTATCGAGTTTTGAAATTCCCTACAGCATAATATCCGATGTGCTGAGAGCGACCCCTCATAAGCCAAGACACGAGCTATAGACTCAGACTTCCCGCTCCCCCTGCCCCCGTATACACAAAGGACGCGACCAGCTTTCTTAATCGCATCCTCAATCTTCTTGACTATCTGTATCTGCATCGATTCCAATTATAGAGAACTGAGCGGACACATTGCCCGAATGTTCTACTTGTTGCTTATCAGAAAAACCATAACTAGAGGCAAGGTTCATCTTTGCCATATTGGAGTTGAGTTTGTTCTGGAGGGCTAGCTGGTTTAATCTGTTTTCACATTTCTGCTTGGCCTCGTCTAAGATGCAAGAAAAACCGGCATTTCTGCCATGATAGTCATATAATGATTGTCGATTTGCGAAGCCAAGAAACAGAGCAAGTTCTCCCAAAAGGGGGACGTCTTCTGTACCCTCATAAGATTCAAAGAAACTGTCAATAGCTTCTTGCATCTTTTCGGGTGTGTTGTATTTTGGAGGTCTGCCGGCCATTATTTTTCTCCTGTACAGACAAGTACAGTTAAATTAACTACTGCCATACTACACCACAGCGTTTAATCTGTCAAGCATTATTTAAGTATTTTACCAAATTATTTAATACTTTTAAGAAACGATCTCTTCAAATATATCAGCAAATTTACTATAGCACGCATCACACACGTTAACCATGTCATAGCTAGTGTTCTCACCGCATAGTTTACAAGGGTTATATGCTATTGAACAGGTATAGCCGGGGCAATTTATTTGATGCCGTTTTTGACGAAGTAAATCTGTTATGTATTGAGTATTCATTCTCCCTCCAATTTAATATATTCACTTATATCGTCTTCCTTGAACCCCACACACAGCAGTAAACCAAAAAATATCTCAGTGTATGCCCTTAGTGTTACGGCACTTTCATCTTCCATACTGGCCGATTTGTCAAATTTGTCAAGTGTTATCCTTATCATTTCAACATCTCTATCTCGGCTTTTAATTGTTGTATTGCTTTATGCTGTAATTCTACAAGGTCAACTTTGTTAAAACCTTGTTTATACATTTCTTCTGCAGCTTCAACAACTGACTTCTTTATATAACCCCGCAGCTTAATTTCTCCGAGCATGTAATCTTCTCTTTTCAATCCGCAATATAGTATATCAGCATATCCTGGCAAAGTGTTATCAATAAAGGCCCTTGCTTCCTCTTCATTCTCAAATATTGGTTTCATTTCTCCCCCTTGTCTATTATGTATGTTATGCATATTCCTTTTAGTATCCCGCTAAAGGCCATTATCAGTATAAGTGTGCCTATAAAATGCCAGCCTGATTGGAATATGAATTGTAATATTTCAATCATTTCAACCCCTCCAGACTAAAAAATCCCTATCACTATCAGGATGTTTAAGTGACTCACCGCAAAAGGGGCAGTATTTATAATGCAATTTTGTGGCTATCTCTTCGGTAGTTATT